AGGACACGCAACTGCAGCGTGACAAAGTCCGCAATGCCAAGCGCATCGAGTCCGCCGAAGCTGAGCTTCATCGCCGAGGCGTCGATGGTTGGGAGGAGCCCGTCTTTGACATCAAAGGCAACCACTGCGGCAACAAGCGCCGGTTCTCCGACGCCTGTCTGATCTTCATGCTGAAGAGCCTGAAGCCGGAAGTCTTCGCCGACAAACCCCAGGCCCTGATCCAAACGAACGTCAATATCACTAACAAAAGCGAAGCCGAAGTCCTCGCCGAATGGCGCGTCCAACTAGGCGCAGCCCCCGATCCTCCGGGCTCTCCGATTGTATGCCCTTCAGGGTGCTCCGTGTCGGCTTCATCGGGAGGGATGACCTCTGCCGAACCGCGTGAGACGAAGTCTTTTACGCGGTCGTCCGCATCTGAGTAAGCCACCTTCCCACTTTTCCACCTTCCAACTTGTGAGCAAAGCGAACACTCCCAATCCCTACGATCTGTTACTCCCGTATCAGCGCGAATGGGTGCTGGACGATTCACGCTTCAAGATCTGGCTCAAATCCCGCCAGATCGGCGGCTCCCTCGCTTGCGCATTCGAAGTCGTCGCCGACGCCATCCACCACGGCTCCGACTGGATCATTCTTTCAGCGGGCGAACGCCAGGCCCTTGAATTCATGGAAAAGGTCCACCGCGTCGCCCGCATTTTCGGGCAGGCGGTCTCGCATGAAACCGGCAACCCGTTCGTTCCCGAGATCAAAGCCTCACAGATCCGCTTTCCCAATGGTGCCCGCATCTTGGCACTTCCGGCCAATGCCTCCACCGCCCGTGGCTACTCGGCCAACCTCGTGCTCGACGAATTCGCCTTCCACGAAAACCCCGAAGAAATCTGGCGGGCGGTCTATCCGATTATCACCAATCCATTGCGCGGACAGCTAAAGCTCCGCGTGATTTCCACACCAGCAGGGATGAACAATAAGTTCTACGAGCTGTGGAACGACGCCCCCGATTTCAAACGCCACAAGACCAGCGTTTACGACGCCGTCGACCAAGGCCTTGGCCTCAATATCGAAGAGCTTAAAGCAAACCTCGCCGATCCCGACGGCTGGGCGCAGGAATTCGAGTGTCAATTCATGGAGCACGCCGCTCAGGTGTTCCCGATCAGCCTCATCCGCTCCGCCGAAGACTCCGCCGCATCCTTCGGGCCATGGAACACCCGCACCCCGAATCCGCTGTTCGTCGGCATCGATATTGGCCGCCGCAAAGACCTGACCGTCGCGTGGACACTTGAGCGAGTCGCCGGCGTTCTCATCACCCGCGAGATCACCGTCCTTGAAAACACACCATATCCTGAGCAGGAAGTCATCCTGGCTGATCGCGTCGCACACGCCCGCTACGTTGCCATCGACTCCACCGGTATCGGCGGCCCGGTGTCCGAGCACCTCGCAAAGAGACTAGGGGACTACAAGCTCGAAGCCGTCAACTTCACCAACGACCGAAAGCGCGAGCTCTTCGGCCGCGCCAAAAAGGCCTTTCAAAGCCAGAAGGTCCGCATTCCGAACAGCCAGAAACTCCGCGACGACCTCGGCAGCATCCAGCGGATCGTCACCCCTCAGGGCCTAGTCAAATTCATCGCAGCACGCACCCGAGACGGACACGCCGACCGTGCCACCGCGCTGGCCTTAGCACTGCACGCCGCAGAGAAATGCCCTGAAGGCATGGGGCTCTCCGAGCAGTCGCCGGCCAGAGTCGGGGAGAACCGCCGACGGCACCGGCCGATGCGGACGCGTTTCAGTAAAGCTTGGCGTGCGTAATCTAGTTTTTTGTCTTGTCCCTAAATCAATAGGGAAGTGACATTAATTTATGGCTAGAATGAATTCGTCAAAGTGGAAGAATTGTAGCAAATATTTCCCTGTAAATAGCTCAGGTGCCCTAAGGGATGGTTTATTTGGCGATATCAGCAAAGAGGAATTAAAACGGTGGAATATTTTTAAGGGGGCACTAACAAGAACTCCTTGGATGGTGGACTTTTTATATCGAAAGCAACTGGGGAGATGTCCGATCTGTGAGACGCCGATTGATCTTAGGAAAGCTGTAATTCATCATACGAATTATCAACAATTTTGCATTTTCTCTACAACTTCTGAAAGCCTCAGTCCAACAGCTAGAAACCCGACGCGGAAGGTCAAGATTGCGAACTGCGATAAGTGTTCGAATATTAACAACTGCGTGGATAAAATCGTTCTAATTCATCAAGCGTGTCATATTTATCTTCATATTAAAGAAGGCCGCATCAAAAAGAAACGCTCAGACCCCAATCAAGAGGAGTTCAAATTTTAAAGTTTTTTCGGTTTGTTCTGCTCTGTCTCAGTGAAGCCCAGTTAAATTAAGCCCTCCGCGCCACCGCGCCTCTGCGCGAGACTCTTTTGGATGAGTGTTTCCAAAAGAATCATCCGGCCGCACGCCCGCGACCAGCAACTTTCACCAATCCCGGTCGACTTCGATCCCGATACCATTGGTTGGATCCTCGACGAGGGCGGCCGCGGCAACCTCATGCTCCAGAACGAGCTGTTCAATACCATGGAAGATACATGGGACCGCCTTCGCTCCAACCTGAACAAGATTAAGAAGGCGGTCTGCAAGCTCCCGTTCAACCTTCAGCCTTGGACCGAGAAGGGCAGGGAGCCGACCGCCGCCGCCCTTGAAAAGGCCGCCTTCGTCGAGCACGTCCTCCACAACCAGAAGGCCGCCACTTGGGAAGGGCAGCACAATTTCCAAGCCACACTCTACGAACTACTCGACGCCGTCGCTCGTGGCGTCTCCGTCCTCGAAATCGATTGGACCCTCGAAGACGGCAAATACATCCCCACCGGCACCCGCCGCGTCCCGTGGACCTGCCTCGGCTTCGAAACACCTTCCCACCTTCAAACCTTCCCACATTCAAACTCGAATGCGCTTCGCCTTTTTCCCGATCGGGATCCGAACAATCCAAAGCAGTTTGAAAAATACCCCCACAAATTCCTAGTCGGCGTGTATCGCGCCAAGTCCGGGCACATCGCCGAGACCGCACAGCTCCGTTCACTCGCGCACTTGTGGCTCGGCCGCATGCTCGGTTGGGAGTGGATGGTCCACAAGGCCGAACTCTTCGGCCTCCCTATCCGTTGGGCCACTTACGATCCCTCGGCCCCGCAGACACAGATCGACCAGATTTCAGAAATGCTCCGCAACATGGGCACCGCCGCCTGGGGCGCATTCCCACAAGGAACCGAGCTGCAAATCCTCAACGGCAGCACGCCAGGCGTCGCGGGTAAGTCCGAACCGACCGAGCGGCTCATGGCCATCGCCGACCGTTCCTGCGATCTACTCTTCCTCGGCCAGACCCTGACCAGCGAAGAGGGGAGCAGCGGCTCCTATGCCCTCGGCAACGTTCACCGCGAAGTCGAACTTGATCTCTACGAGAACTACGCCGCCTATGTGATCGACGTGATCAATAACCAGCTGATCCCATCCATCATCGAATTGAATTGGGGCAATGCCGAAGAGCTGCCCTTCCTCGAAGTCGAACTCGACCGCCCCGAGAAAGACCACAAAATGGTCGAGCGCGACAAGCTCCTCTTCCAAGAGATGGGACTGCCAGTCAGCAAGCAGTGGCTCTACGACCGCCACAAAGTTCCAGCCCCTGGTCCAAAGGAGGACCTATTCAGTCCAGCCAATAAAATGGAGGGCAATGCTCCACCTGCCACGGCGAAGCTGAGCGAAGACGGGTCATTGCCGCACGCGTGCGTGCACGCAACGTCGGAGAGCACCGCCTCGCTGCTTGCCCGCCAAGCCCAAGCCGCAATCGACTTCGCCGATCTCCTGAAAAACACCGATCTAAAGACCCACGACTTAGTCTGGACGTCAGGCGACTGCCCCGTTTGCAAACCACTCAACGGCACCACCTATCCAGGCGGTTGGTCGGGACCGCCACCGCTTCACCACAACTGCGACTGCGAGATCGTTGAATAAGAATTACTACCAGGCAATAAAATGGGGGAGCAGATTGACTGTGTTCTGATTTGTGCTATTATAGGGCATGAAAAGATTACGGAGAATTACGTTGGTTGGAGTCAGCGCTTCATA